TAGCCACCAATGCTTTGTCTACTGAAATCTTCCTCACCAGCCTCCCGATTCATATAGTGGTACATGATGTTTCGCTGATCACAGACATTCTTAGCGAAGCACTCCAGGGTTTTAGGATCAATGATCGTGTACTCAAACACCGTAAAATCACTGCTTCCAGTTAAACTGGATGGATCCACGTTAGGAGGCAGTCTAACCACAGCTAGGGCCCCAGCGTGAAACCCAGTACCAGCAACCTTGACCTGATATTCCAGCGATCCTACCCAGATATTATATATCTGACTAAGATACGCAAGATTGGCATGAGCACGCCGAGGTGTAATCGGACTGGACCAAAGGAGAGTTCCAGGAATTTGCGTAGTACTCCAAGTGAAATTCGCAAGAGCGACATATTGCTGGTAAAAATAGAGATCAATGTTATTAATAGCAGCAGCATGAGGAGCTGCCTCTTGGGTAGTTGGTGCTGGTGCAGTAGCAATAGCTGAGAGCGGTAGTATTGCCTGATCCTCCGTTCCAGTTTTAATGGTTCCATCACCTCCTGGTATAGCAGGTGCTGCACTCTGAGGAGCAGGAGCCAAACAATCACACTCACTTTCCTCGCAAATCTCACAAAGAAATTTGTGCTGGATGTATTTCCAGCGCTCAGCATCAGTGAGTTCCCGGATGATCACACACTCTGGATCGTTCTGCTCAAACTCAAGGAAGCGCAGACGTAAAATGAAAAGATCAGCATCCATTCTCTTAGTATTAGACGATTGTGTTCTAATTTGTCCTTCATGGGTGACGGCATAAGCTGAGGCACCCCCAGAAAAGTAAACCCTATGGAATTGGGAAATCCACACCGGCAAAGCTGGCAATTGAATATTATATTGACGTCCTCTTTCAATCAAGTGGCGTTTCACGCGTTCATAGAAAGCTGGTCCATAAAGACAAGCTTCCTCCAGCGCCGATAACACTACACAGCCAATTGTTGTTCTGTCGAACTCAATCTTCCCCCTCACATACACGTGTCTTTT